CCTTAGCAGCCAAATCTTCTTTAACTTCTTCAATGGCAGCTTCAAACTGTTCTACTAATTCAGCTTCAGCTTCAGCAATAACTTCTTCTGCACGAGCAAGAACGGCAGCTTCAAAAATAGTAGTTGCTTTAGAAACAAATTCTTCAGAAAGATTTTCGCCTGTGAACATGGCATCCATATCTTCTTTCATTTTTTCTTTCATTTTCATTTTTTTCATCATTGCCTTATCTTGTGCCTCATCTTCGTGACCTTCTTCTTTTTCTTCGGCCACTACTTCTTCGTCAGATTCGGTTTCTTCGTATTGTTGAACGCCAACAGAACCTTTATTTAAAGGCATTTCGTTTTTACCAGTTTTGCCTTCAGGTTGCTCAATTGCAGCACCATCAGATTCTTGTGGTTGACCTTTAAGTTTCTTTGCTGGCTCAGAACCAACGGGTGGTTTAGCACCAGGAGGTGTGGCTGATGGCGTACCTTTTGTGTAGTCAGGAAGTGCATCGGTTGTTTTGAGTGATACGGAACCGATATCTACTTCACCGGTGCCATAGGCTACATCACCAGATAGTTTTGCTGGTTTATCTTGGCCACTTTGTTTACCAGAAACATTACCCGAAAGAATGTCTTTAGCGGCTTCGGACAGATTAAATTTTCCCATTTTGAAAATCTCCTTGATTTATATTGGATATTTATATTTAAAGTTTTTTGACGAGTGATTCCCAAATGCGTAGACTTACTTTCTCTATATCCGCCTTAGAAGCTTCTTGAATCATCTTCTTGGCCTGAGTATATTGTTGTTCAGTCCATACACCGTTTACCATCACCCATTCTTTGCCTTCCATGATACCTTGAACGAAAGCATTTGGAGCAGAAGGGTCTGCTACAATATCCGCCGCTGTGGCTAGATGAAAATCATCTTGAACTATGTTAACACCATTAACAGATTTAAGAGAACCCATACCACGGGAGGACACACCAATTTGTGCACCACCTTCGATAAGACTCTTAACTATGTTACCCATAGGTGTGTCAAGAATTTTTGCTTTGCCTATCCAATCATTACCTTCTTGACGGAGACCCACGACCATGTGAGATACTCTATCTAGATTGATAGATGGGGTGTCTGGATGACCCAGCTCACCAAAGGCACGATTTTTATTAATATATTGTTCTGTGTATCTTTCTACTTCTTTGGCCATGGTCTCTTTGAGATATTTGCGGCCATTACGGTTTACCACTTCTGCTTGGAGAAATGGACCTTCGATAAACAAAGTTTTCTTGCCGTCTTTTTCTTCAGCAAGATATTGTAATGATTCGGTGACTTCTGTTATTAACTTCATTGTAGCCCCATTGCTTTTCGTTTTCTTAATGTCATCGTTCTTTTTCGTAACGCTTGTCTTAACTTAGAACGCCTTTTAAACTTAGAACGTCGTGCCGCCATTTTACGGTGCCTGCGTTCTTGTGGTGACATTCTTATAAGTTTGCCACCACGAATTGTAAAACCTGGTACTGCTGACTTCTTAACTCTCCGTTGAACTTTTCCAGCACGGAATCTTACACGAATAAGTTTAGTTCTTCCCATCCTTTGCACATTGGCTTCAGACAGTTCTTCTTCTTCAACTTCAAAATCATCATACATTTCAGCCGCCAAACGCAGTTTAACTTGGTTAACTTTTTCATTAACCAAATCTTGTATGCGTTGATTCAAAATTTCTTTTGCTTCAACTATTTTATTCTGCAATAGTTTAGAAATAAAACCTTGCATTATTCTCTCGATGTTGGAGTTACACCATATGGAGGATAGTTAAATGCAGCTGGATCAGTAAACTGGCCAGAACTATAGAAACGATTGTCTTTATGTAATTCAATAATTAATGTGTAAGCAGCATTACTTGTGGTACCAACGGTTGTAATTGTTACATTGCCTGTAGGTCCAACGGCATTATTTGTAATTGCAGGCAATTGATATTGTGGATTTGTATCACCTGAACCAACACCTAAAGCAAAAATTGTGGCATCAGATGTTGTGCCTTGCCATTTTAATTGCAGATGTCCAACTTCAGCATCAACATTATAGATAACACGAGAAATCGTAAACGCTGAATTGGCAAAACCAGGTGCAGTTGTATTACCTGTTTGATAAGGTAAGTTATTAGCATTTAAAGCACCAGACAAAGCTCGTGGATCAATAACAACTGTTAACGCTTCGTTTCCGCCAGCGGCATCAAAAATACCAACCCGTTTAATTACGGTGCGTTTTGTTGTATCGACTAAAATTTGTGTGCTATTTGATGTTGCCATTTTTTTATCCTAATTAATTTTCGGTTTCTTCGTCCATGCTACCTGTTGAGGACCATTGCATAGATGTATATGGAACTGTTACATATTTATTAATCTTATCCACATAGTAAAGAGCCACTCTTTGATTGTTTGGAAACTGTCTAATAGACTTTCGTTTCATAATTAAAACGGCAGGAGGATCCATAGGCAAACCATGGTCTTCCTTTTCGTTCAAAGAGCGTAGTTCTTTAAGTGTTTTCACCTAAATTATCCTCTGGTTGCGTTTCTTCTTCTTCTTGAGCAAAAATATTTTGCGCTACTGCTTGTTTAGCTGCACCTAAATGATTCATCACACGGTCATGAATATCAGCATATAATGCATCACGCATTTCTTTAGCGTTATCTTCTGCCGCATAATCTATAATTTGTCTTGTATCTGCCATTTTATCTCCAATTTAAATATTTATAATATTTGTTTCAATTTAACAAAAGTACCAGGCGACTTTTCTTCTTGTGTCTGATTCTGTTGTGCTTCTCTTTTTTGCAGTTCCATTTGGTGTTCTGCATCAGCTGGATTCATTGGTTGGTTTGGTACTTGTGACATCAACTGTTGTTGTGCCACATCATTCATAACACCAACTGGTAAACCCATACCAATTTCTTTTTCTTCATCAATTTCAGTTTGCATTTCTTTAATTTGGTCATCTGTTAAACGCAATACATTACGCTGAATCCATGCTTGTGAGAAGTAACGACCTGTATAAGGATCCACAGCTGACAAGAGAGATAATCTTTCTCTCATCAATTCGGCATCTTTTAGTTCACTAAAGTTATTGTCTTTAATGAAATCATAATAGATATGTTCTTTAAATTGGTCCCATTCATCAGCGGTACAGATACCTTTTAATACACATTGAACTCGTAATGCCTGATTAAAGATATCAGAAAACTTATTACGCAAACGGTCAACAAACTTTGCAAACTTCAATTCGTCACGAGTTACTTCTGCAACACGACCAATCGAGAATCCTTGATTTGGTTCTAAACGAGAAATAGGTACACTTAATGAGTTATATAATTTCTTTTGAAAGTATTTAACATCTTCCAACTCACCTAAGTTTTGGCCACCAGGTAGTGTAGTAATCTCTGTGCCTTTTCCACCTTCACGGCGAGGCAACCAAAAATCTTCCATCATAGATAAAAATTTACGGTCATCACGGACTTCACCAGTCTGTGCATCATAGACCAACTTGTTCTTATACTTGACCATAATATCACGCAGATATTGTTCGGCCTTTAATTTAGGTAAATTACCTACATCAATATAAAATATACGGCGTTCTGGTGCACGTGAGATACGATAGATAACTGTTGCATCCTCAATCATGCGTAATTGATTAAGTGGTTTGATTGCCTTGTGTAGGTATGATAATACCACAGCACGGCGAGAGTCCATCAAACCGGATACAACAGAAACAATAGAATCTAGTGTAATACGAACACCAACTGGACCATAACTAGAAGAAGAACCGGATACCACTTTGTCATTAAAAATGTAGTATTCATTGAATACATCTACAATCTCGGCACCGGTTCTTTCATCTTTTTTCTTTTTGAGCTCACGAACTTTACGAAGCTTGCGTGGATCAATATACCGTAATTCTTTAATACCAGCAATTGGATTTTCTTTATCGATAAGCACATTGTAATATAACCTGCCGTCAATATAATAACGGCGGAAGATATCTTGTGCCATATTCTTGTAATTAAGCAATCGCAATATGGTATGAAATTCTTCTTTGATTGCCTTTTTAATTTTTTCTGGTTGGTCTAAATCGTCCAACACAATCTCGATAATTTTACCATCATCGTCTTGCACAATGGCTTCATTCATAATATCATCGATAGCTGATTCAATCTCTGGTTGCATTGCCATTTCACGATAACGAGAAATTAACTCTACTTCATTCTTTGCGGTGCCATCTAGGTCAACATATGTACCATAATAAGCCGCAGATGAAATAGTTAATGCACCATCCTCATTAGAAGGTGGTGTAAAAGAAGGTTGTTGAGCTTGCTCATCTTCTGACTTCTTACGAGCAATCTCAAAACCAAAGAGAGAGAATTTATTAGTAGCTGCCATATTTTATATTATTCCAATTCAATTAAACATAAATGAGGGACCGAAGTCCCTCAAACAAAAACATATTAAGTGGTAGTATTTGATTCCCAATATTGGAAAGCGAACGTTGTTGAATATTCTTCAATCACATCGTTAGAACCCCAATCCAAATCAATTGGTGCAACATCAAGTGGGAATAAACCTACAAACTTATAAGATTTCAATTCGTTACCAGATTTACCATATTGCGTAACTGTTGCATCAACTGTATAACCTGCTGGGTTAACTGCTGATCCATTACGCACATTGCTTGTATGACTGTTAATAGCGTTCATCCATGATTCGAGAGCGTTACGAACTACAAAGTCCTCGTCATTGATAATCTGTAATGTCCAGTCTGTAAAGGTACGATTACCAGCAAACTTTAACTCACGACCAAAATAAAACACAGGCACAGTACCTACGGTAGAACCTGGTAACTGTGCTGTTTTTGCCATGAATGTTGTTTTCTGAGCAGCGGCTGAGCCGTTGGTTGCAACTGTCGGGAATGTTAAAGAGACCTGAAATAGATTGGGACGGGCACCGTCACCAATCATATTTGCTCTAAATTCTGCTACATTGAATGCCATTTGTTTTCTCCTATATCGTGGTTATTTATTAAGCTGCACCAACGATTGTTGTGAAGTCAACACCAGTTCCAACTGCAACAAAATTCAATTGGATGAAGTTGATAGAACGAGCAGGCTTGATGTAGATGTCACCAACAAACTGGTTAGTATCAATGATTTGTGGTGTATTATTTGTTGTATCACAAACAACACGGAAGTCATAGATACCACGGCGACCTTGAACATCTCGCAAGAACGGAGTTACTAATGCCACAAACTGAGCACGGGTAAATTCATCGTTAAACTCAAATAATGAAAATTGAGCAGCCTGAGCAATTGATTTTTCAAGAACAATAAACAATCTACGGACATTGATACGGTCAAATGCAGATGGTTTACTTTGTAGTGTTTTATCACCAAACAAAACAATACCTTGACCGGGGAAAGATACAACAGGATTTACACCTGCGGCATACAATGTATCACGATATGTTTTACTTGGACTCCAAAGTAATTTAATAGCATTTTTAATTTGGCCACGATTGAAACCAGCAGGTGAATACCATGGGTCACGAACTGTATCTGTATTGACACACAGACCAGCAATGTCACCATTCAATGGAATCCAACGATAGGTATTGTTATACTTGTCATACATATATTTCCAACCAGAGTCGGCAACCACATATGAACTTGAACGAGCCAAACTTGTTAACCAGTTTTGAACACCAGTAATTTGATTAGCTGCAACAGAATTATCCAATGCATTGTATGGAGGTGAAATAAATGCCACACAATCTTTACGAGAGTTGACAATGTTATCAATTACATATTGTTGAACAACTGTATTAGCATCACCAGTTAGAACTAATGAAATATCAATCAATTCTTTATTGGCAAACAAATCGTAAGATGTTTGTAAATTTCCGTTTGTTACAGTCGATTCATTACCATAACTTAAAGGTAAAGTCTGATTAGTTGTCAAACTAACATAGGTTGTATTTGCTGCTGATGTAAACCAGTTATTTTTTGTGGTAGAATAACTTGGAGGATCTACAGCATAAACATATTGTGAATTATTAAACAAAACTTGTTTGTAATAATTTGTTTGACCATTTAAAGATGCATCATATGCTTTGGATACAAATGGATAAACTTCTAAAACTGTTCCTTGAGTGCCTGTAAATTTGCCGCCTGCATCAATAACAACAATGTGAACTTCATCGTTTGAACCACCTACATCTGTTGCGTATTCTGAAGTGCCGGGAGCAGATGTGAAATATGATTTATATGACCAAGAGGTAAACAAAGTAGTGTTGGCGCATATAGAAACTGATAAAGAATTACCTAAAGAACCAGGATAACGAGCCATAAAAGCACCGTAAAGGTTATTTTTATCGACGTTTAAAATAGTATTTTCGTATTGTTCTTCGTTTGCAATTTGTGTGGAATTTACAGTTGATGTGTTGGCAACGGCATTATTTGAACTACCATTGATAGCACGAACAACACTTAAATTATTACCATAAGCTAAAAAACTGGCAGCAGTAAAATAAGACACAAACGAATTTGCATTTGGACTACCAAATATTTGTTTGAAAGTTAGCTCATTGTCTACTAGAATTACTTGATTTGCAGGACCCCACGCAAAGGTTCCAGCAAAAGCACCGGCCGTAGTTAGTACCGATGGGACGACTGTTGTTAAGTCGACCTCGGAAACATTTACGCCTGGAGAGATTTGAAACGCCATTTTATTCTCCTTGAATTATTATGTGTTCTTGGCAGTTAAAATACCATATTGATATTTATGATTCATAGGATTTACAAGTCCTTAAAGAAACTATGGTGATATGATGCATATGTATCACCTCCACCAGCAACTTCCCATACATCACCGCCTTCTACCATAAAATCATGTTGTAAACCATCTTCTATGATAGGTTCGGGTAAAACATCTTCATCTATTTGATTCATGTTTTCCAACTGAATCTGTTTTCTCAAATCATGGTTGACAATTTCTCTGAAGTAGGCCTGTGTTGTTGCCCATGCAAAGATGACCAAAGTCATCGCCATATCATCATTTGCACCTTCCGCAGCGGCAAATGAGGTTTTATGTTGTTCAAAAGTGGTTAACTCTGAGTAAGTGTCAAAGTCATTAATTAATAACTTATCACCTTCAATCAAAGTTTTAAGGTTAGAACAACCCACCGCTTTGACCTGAGGAGACATTTTCAGTCCCATTTGAACACCTCTGGCAAAACCAGCAGACAACTGTTGTGGTTTTTTATTGCCAGTAAAGACTTTCAATAGATTCTCATATTCTAAATCTGAATGAATAAAGTCTGCCACTTGTGGATTGTTATTGATTTCAATCAAAATATAGGCATCATTATATACTCTAGCCGCATTGACAATTACCGTTGGGAATAATATAGGTGATATTGATGAACTAGAATATGTAGCCACTTGCCTGTATGGTGTGGTAGATATATCAAATATTGAGAATGTAGAACTGTCTAAATTTTTACCTTCAGATACATCAACCGTCATTGCATATAAGTGGTCAGACTTTTCATCATTCTGTCCTTCTTTGATAGGATGTTCATATATCTTCATCTTATCATGTTCTGCAATTGGGTTCATGTACCTCAATTGTTGTAACTTGTAACCAGAAATCAAGGTGTTGGAAGAACCTAAGAACTCCGTTTCAAACTCTTGTGCAAATTGTCGTTCTGATGTATTACGGATAGTTTCTTCTTTCCATACATCATCACGACCCGGTACCATAGACCAATGAATTTCAAAGTTTTTATAGTTATTTCGTTTCTCTATTGAATCCATCCATAGTTTATAGAATAGATTCATACCATTTGGTGTAGAAACAATAATAATCTTTGAGGACTTACCAGAGGAGATTACAGGATAGACTGAGTTAAAGAACTCATTGGCAATATTGTTTGGCACGAAAGCAAATTCGTCTAAGAATACAATGTTAAAAGAACCACCTCGGATTGCAGAGGAGGAAGTCGAGGCAGCGATTACCTTAGACCCGTTCTCTAGTTCTACATTACCCTTGTTCCATGTCACCACACCTTGTTGGAGCCATTGTGGTAAATTCTCATATGCCAGTTGATACTTGGATAGAATATCTCTTGCAAGTGAACCTTTGTTTGCCAGAACGGCTACGTTTTGAGAATCGGTAAAAATAGTTGCCCAAAGAAGATAGCTAACTGTTGTAGTAGTTTTACCCACCTGACGAGGACATTTGGTAATAACGAAACGATTATCTTTGAATAGATTAAGCATTTCTTTCTGAAAGTCCCACATATTAAAGTTAATGAGGCCTTCATCCACGTTTACAATCTTAATGTAGTTCATACAAAAGTAAACAGGATCCTTAGAACACTTTACATATTCTTCAATCTGTTCTTTGGTATACTGATGGTCAACACCTACCTTTTTAAGTAGGGGGTTATCACGGTAAGAGTCTTTTTGGTTCATTAAAACAAATCCTGAATTTTTATCTTGGCGTGAGGTGAATTTTTATCACCATGGTAATCAGTACCAAAATGTGTAACCCATGTGTCGGAGAAATTATTTAGTGGTAACATATATCTATGTCCATAACCTGGAGGTATGTTCACAAACATATTGCCTAGATTGGCTGACTCACGAATACCCCATGATCCTTTTTGGCCAAACTTATAGTAATCCGATTCAATATGTTCTTTGACCAATTCTTTATCCATAATAAACATACCTTGATATGGTTCAGATAAAGAAATAAACTTCTGTTCTTCTACTGTAATTGTTGGTCGATGCCTTTGTAGATGTGTGCAATCTAAAGAATACACTTGACCTTCTGTATCTCTTTGAACACGGTGAACGGCAGGTATAAAGTTTAAATTATTCTTTAAAAATAAACTCCTAGTTTGGTTCCAGTAAAGAAATGTTTTCTTTTCAACTTGAATATTACCTTCCAAGTATGCAAAGTGTGTGTAGTCCGATTCTAAAAATTTTGGCATATACTTCTTATGTTCCCATGTGTGCCAGAATGGGTCGCCTAGTTCTGATACATGAATAGGCAAAGTAGAATCAAAATTAACATTACTGTTAATAATGAGTTTGATGTTTGGTATTTCAGATAATGTTTTTATTACTTTTCTAAACTGCTCTAATCGTTCTTCTACATAATAAAAACAAACATTCACCCAAAGTTTCATTCTTTTCCTTTGAGAAGTTTATTGAGTTCTGCTGTGCTACCTACAAAAATGGCCTTATCAATATTTGTGCCAGCATTCTTTTTCTTTTCTTCATCCATCTCACGCATTTGTTTTTGAATAGATAAAAGTTCTTTATTGGCATCTACCATATTTTTTAGTAGACCACCATAGACTTCAAATGCTCGTGGATGTTGGCCTGCTTTGGCAATGTTGAGTATTTCTTCCATGGCTTCTTGTCCTTGGTCAATAATACCTTGTAGATTTTCTTTTGATTGTTGATAGGCGTCTGTGAGGTCTTGTTTTAAATCAGGCTCATTATACTTGACCGACACCGTAGGAAGTTTTTCTTTCTTTTCTTCTGGTATTGGTGCAATATCAAAAACATCAGATAAAGTTTTATTCAAATCATTCATAGTTTAATATCCAAATCTTGCCTTATATGTTGCGTGTAAAGATTGTATATCTGCCAAAGACAATACACCATTATATACTTTTACAAACGCTATATTTCCTGATTGAACTTCTGTACCAGCTGAACGACTAAACAATCTTAGTTGATTAAAACCACCGCCACCAGCATTAGTTGCTGTGAATGATACTGCTGATGGTGCAGTGCTTGTTGATGCGTATAAATTACCAACGTTGGTAGAAGTATTCCAAGTAGCAAAGTCTAAATGCCAAACAGTATCAGCTCCAGATGATGGTAAGTTTACAGAAAAGTTTGGATAAAAAGTATTTGGATTACCATTATAAGCACCCATCAACCAATCTTTAACACCTTCATTTTGAGTGTTTAACAATCTACCTGCTGATGTTGCAGATAATTTATATGCCATGAATACAGTATAACTTTGTGCAGTAACATAACTTGGACCGCCATAGATGTAATCTGTTCCTGTAGAGTTTGACTTGGCAAATGTTCCACCGTTGGCACTATTCCAAGTAAGAGAAGTACCAGCATTTGATGTTAAGGTGTAAGTTCCGGTTGCATCTTTTGATACACCACTAGTTGGCACAGCAGAAAAATTTGCTGCATCCAAATCATAAACCAATGTTGCTGAAGCAGCTGCAACAGTAGTTTGTCGTTGAACATTACTGGCCATTATAGCCATCATACCACTCATTACGAAACTCCAGTACCGTTAATAAACCATGTGTTTGATGCAACTTGAATTAATGAAGCCATACCATATGTAGTAACATTTCTAGAAGCACTTGTTGTATTACCAGCAAAATACATTGTTACACCAGTATTTGGCGATACAGTTATGTTTGCACTTGATGATGTTCTTGAAACAATCATAATGGTTGAACCATTTGAAAATGCCACATTTGATGTTGTAGGAATGTATAGTATTGTATTAGATGCTTGTGTATAGTAAATGTGTTTACCAGCATCAGTTAACTGTAAAACATAATTTGTTGACTGTGCATTTTGTGGAACAGTTTGAGCAGCTGCATTAATAGAAGTATTTTGGCTGTTATTAATTGTTTCAATACTATTAAGTCTAGTATTTTGTGTTGTATCTACACCTTGTATAATTGTAATACTATTATTTTGATTAATATCAATTGTTTCAATACTATTAAGTCTGGTGTTTTGTGTTGTATCTACACCTTGTATAATTGT